AAGAACGCAAAAGACGAGCAAGACTTATTAAAAGAGTTAGTTCACTATATAAAAGTGGTAGAAGAATACCTGCAAGTCTGCTTAGATCAAGGACTAGAGCATAATGGCAAGTAAATTTAGACGACCATTATCTGCAAGAGTACAGGCTACACTTAGAGCCAAAGCAAAGAAAAGCAAAAGATATACATATGGAACACTAGCCAAAGTATATCGTAGAGGACAGGGTGCATTTCTATCAGCAGGAAGTCGTAGAGTTCCTATGTCAGCTTGGGCAATGGGTAGAGTCAATAGTTTTCTTAGAGGTTCAAGAAAGCATGATTTAGATTTAAGAAAGAAGAAAAAATAATGGTAAAAGTAGCATCAATTAAAAACATCATCAAAGATCTGACACCTAGACAACAAAAAACTATGCGTAGTCATGCTAGACATCACAGTCTAAAACACATGAGATCTATGGCTAGATCTATGAAGAATGGCAAAACATTTGGTCAAGCACATACTTCTGCTATGAGAAATGTAGGAAAATAATGGCAACCTATAGAGGTAGGTCAGTAAAGCTAAATAAACCATTTAGAACACCCAATAAAAGCAAGAAGTTTGGAGTTTATGTCAGAGATAAATCATCTGGGAAAGTCAGAATTGTTAGATTTGGCGATCCAAATATGAAGATTAAGAAGAATATTCCTGCCAGACAGAGGTCATTTTTGGCTAGAATGGGGGGTGTTTTGAAACAAGTAAAAGGGCAAAAGTCATTATCCCCTGCTTTTTGGTCAATAAAAGCATGGAAAAAAAGTTTTCCTTTATAGTTGCATTTCTATAGAAAATCTATAGATTTATTATCATGTTAAATACAAATACAGGAGAAAACCAAATGAGTAATTTATTACTAGAAAACTTTATTAACGAAATCAATGCTAAAAGAGAAGATGCTATAAACAAAGTGTTTTCTGATAGAATGATTAGCATTGAAAAGCAAATCAATGAAATCCCAGAGATAGTAAAATTTTATAATGAAAGATGTTCTTTTAGAGATGGCTTTGAGAAGTCTGTTGCAAATCCAAATGGTTTTACTACACAAGACCTAGCATACAAAAGTCATTGGAGAAGTTTTGTTTCATTATGTGATAGTTTTAACTTTGTAAACATCATATTCTCTGTCAAAGATCTTTCACCAAAAGATTATAGACCAAGAGATTATAGAACATATCAATACGAACTTAGAGATATGGAAGTTATCAAAAAAGAAATCATGGAATTAACAAAGCATGAAATCAATGGTGTGTTTGATATGTACTTATCAAGAGTTTGTGACACAGTCACAAAGATTGATTATTGTTCTGAAATCACAAATTGTGAAATCAAATCATTTGAACAAAAAGGTTATCCTGTTTCTGAATTAGCAATCTCAACTGCAAACAATACAAACTGTACTATCAGAACTTCTGTAAAATGGAATTTTTCAAAGTATGGTTTGATGTTTGGTCAATATCCTACAACTATCCATAACATCAAAAGAGAAGGATCAGATAAGGCAGGAAGCATTTATCAAGTCGCATCTGATAACTTCAATCATGTTTGGACTTCTTTCAAAGCTATTGAGAAGAATGAAAAAACAAACAGAGCAATAGCAAGACTAGAAGAAGAATTATCTAGTGTTCAAAATACTGATCCTAACGATAGATTTTACAATGCTAAATATCAAGCAAAGAGAGTTAAGAAACTTAACGAAAGAATTGCAAAAGAAAAAGCAAAGTTAATTGATGTCAAAGCATTTAGAGATGTTGGTCAATCTCTTATCAAAGCAGTAGCATAAATTAATTGATTATTTAGACATATCCCTATAATTCTAGGGGTATGTCAGATGCCTTCAGAGATAGTTTTAATCAATTCGCAAATAAAAAACAGCAGATACTTTCAAGATTAGCTGATACTCACGAAGAAAGAATAATAAATACATTAAAGAATTTAGAAGATGAGATTATTGCTGATCTTACTAGATTGACTGATGGTGGTGTCAAACTAAATACACAACTAGCAATACAGCTAAGACCAAACTTAAAAACACTAATAGAACAAAACTTTTTAAAAGAAGCAGATGGTATTGTTTCAGAATATGATGAAATAGTAAAAGAATATCAAAGATTTATAAAGCCTTTACCAATACCAGAAACATTTAAAACACTAACAAAACCAGATCTAAGAGTAATCAATGAATTAAAGATACTTTCATTCTCTGGGTTCGAAGATGTAGGTAATAGATTTTTAGATACAATAGCAAACGAAGTATATCAATCTTCTGTGACAGGCAGACCATTCAACGAGATGGTCAAGAATATTAGAGGGCAGATAAGTGGTGTATATCAAAGATCAAACGAGAACGCAGTTAATAGACTTGTAGATTACATTGATAAAAATAGATATTCAGAAAATGCACAGATTATTGCAAAAGTAAAAAACGCAAGAGAGATACTACATACTAAATATGCTTCAGATATTCTGGGCAACAATATGAGAAGATATGCAGGACAGATAGCACAAGATAGTTTGATGCAGTTTGATGGTCAGTTTACTTTATACAAAGGCAAAGAAGCAGGTATTACTAAGTATCAATATGTGGGAACAAACATTACTACAACTAGAGATTTTTGTAGGAGATATTTAAACAGAGTTTTTACTGAAGAAGAAGCAAGAGAGATATGGCAAGGATCATGGAGAGGCAAGTCTGGTACTGATCCATTTGTAAATAGAGGTGGCTATAGATGTAGGCACAGCTTTATTTTGTATGATGATGATTGGTTTACAGAAGAAACAAATGAAAATATTGAAGAACAAACAAAGGTAAATCAAAAGGTTAGAAAAAATCAAAGCAGTTTTAAAAAGACAGGAACAGAGAAAAAATTATTAGATAGTTCTTTTTCAGACATCAAAGATAATTCCAACAATACAATAGTTAAAGCTATTGCTCTATTACCTGCACTCAAAAAATATACTACTAACAAAGGAAGGTCTTTTTATAACAAATTCAATGATGAACTATCTATGCGTCAATATTCAGATCCACAAAAATTTGCAGAAGTTTATAGGCATGAATATGGACATAGAATTGACGATAATTTTCTACAAAATTTACCAGAAAATAAAAGAAAACAGATTATAGAAAAACTAAAAAAATTAGGTGCAATAGATAATACAGAGCAAGGATATATTTTTGAAAATGTCAGAACTACTATCTCAAATTATGCAAGTATGAAATTGTTGAATGATAGAAGAAGAATTAAAAGGAACTTTGAGGATAATAAGAAAAAAAGATTTAATATTCAAAATAGCAGACCAATAGATGAAGCTGATTTTGATAAATATTTAACACAAGTTCTAAAAGATAACCCAGACTTTCCTTTATCTAAAAAAGAACTTTATAATCTTTTAGAATTTCAAGGTAATTTTAATAGGATTGAAATGCTCAATCTTATTACAAAAACAGATGTGCATAAAGGATTAGACGACCATATGGATTTATTTATGGATTATGTCGGTGCTGTATCATCAGAAAAAGTAGGATTTGGACATGGCGTTTCATATTACAGAAAATTTTCAACTGTAAGTAAAAAATATGGATTTGCAGTCACAGATGGTCATACATCAGAAGCATTTGCTAATTTTGTTGCACTAACAACAGAAGCAAAATATGGACAGTCATATCTTAAACTAATGAGATACTACGCACCAGAAACAACAGAAATGTTTGAACAAATGATTAGAGAAATGGAGAATGTATTATGAGTTATACAAGATTACACAAAATATACGAAGAAAAGATAGAAAAATTACCATTTAGTATTGTAGAGGTAAACTATGGGGAAAAACCAGAACTTGTAGATATTTTAGAAGAAGCAATATTAAACAATGAAAAACTTACAGATGAGCAAATAAAATTATTTGCTGATATCTCTGATAGAAAAGACGGTGAAAGATATTAATTGAAAAATAATATATTTATACTAAATCTATAAATATTAAGGAGAACTATTATGTCTGACGAGAACAAAACGGAAACAATACAGGAAGAAACAAAACAAGAAGAAGTAGTAGAAGAAGTAAAAGAAACTAAAGAGCCAAAAGAAGATAGCCAAGCC